CCATTTATATCTAAATCCTTGAAACCCTTTGATATTAATATTCAAGTTCGATTCATCTTTTAAGTCTTGCATCCAAATTAAACAATCTGCTAACCACACTCTTCCAGTAACATCGCACTTTTGAAGTTTCGCAAATTCTATAAACCTTACGACCATTGAAGATTCTACTTTGCCGTTCTTTACAAAATAAATCCTGTCTCCTTGCGATAATTTTTTAGGTATTCTTTTCGTTACCCAAAATTGAAATACTTCTTCTGGGTTTTCCAGCATGACTTTTGTTTCTTTGTCATCGTTTTTATATTCAGATTTTGGAATAGTTACAACGATATCCACATATACCTCCGCAAAATACTTGCTTTGTTTATTTTGTTTTACACCCACCCTACCCCATTTGCTTTAAAACTTGATTAATCGTCCAAATCCCTTTCTTTCTATTTGCATTTTTTAGGTTAAGAGAAATCTTAAAAGTTTTAGGCGTATTTTTACTCCAAGTAATACTATATGGATAGTAGTCATATGGATTGTCTAAAGATATGGTTGGATTGTCTTTACAATTGCTTGTATTGCACATAAGTTACCTCCTGATAAAAATTCGATTTATTTCGTAAACTCTATATAATTTCTCCAAAAAAGGAGTTCTGAACCACTTCTATAAGCAATCTTTTCTAGTATATCGTGACACCATTTCTGGTAAGATTCTTCTGTTTTAAATCTAGAATCTCTTTTCTTCTTTGCTTTTTTTACTAGTTCGACCCCTTTCATATCACTTATTTTTTGTGAATACTTTTGTATTTCTAATTGAGAAATTTCCACTTCTATGAGTCCTATATTTTCAGGTATAAGATTAAGAGGTATAATGCCCTTTGGAGCGATTATATAATTGTGACTAGCACAACTACAATATCCACTTTTAAAGTCTTGTAGTGTAGCCTTGCTCTCTACAATCCTTACATCATAAATTGACTTTCCCCTGCTTTTACTTATTTTTACTCCCGCCACATCAACTATGTTTTTCATTCCTCTTCTTTTTCTAGTGTTTTCAGTTCCATCAAAAGAGTACATACTATCCACTTCCGTACCTAATCTATTGTAACCCCATCCCCAAAGGATGTATTTAGCAACTTCTTTTAATAAAAAATGTGTTTCTGTTTCATTTTTAGGTCTTCTGAACATTTTTCCTCCTAAAACTCAAATGCTTCTTCCGATTCATCTACTTCGAAATCGTAATCACTTATTATAACTTGAGGAGTGGTTGTACCATTGTACTCATTAACAGAAAATTTTCCAACGATATTGAGTTTTAAAACTCCTCCACCAAATACCATCATTTTTTCGTAATTTTCTTCCGTGGTTTTAAATTTCACAAATTCTACACCATTGTAAGTAAATTTTATAGTATTTTTTTCTGCTCCCATTAACATTATATTTTTTGTAGGGACTGATAAACCTACGATTGCGCTCTTGGGTTCACTAACTCCCTGACCCCAAATGTTTTTAAGTCCGTTTAAATCAACAATAATTTTCTTTGTCAGTTTTTTCGCAGGTATAGCAAAATCTACTTCATGAATATCGTCAAAGGTCATATTCTTTAGTTTTTCATTAGTTATTTTACTAGCTTTCATTATATTTTCTTTCTTTATTTTTATTCCAAAGGCGTTATCATGTCCCGCAACCTCTTCGAACATATTGGTATCCCATAGAAGTTTCCTAAAATCCTTTAGGTCTGGTCTTTCTGCGTTTCTACCACTGCCACCATATATTTTTTCAGTGAATTGTTTAAGTAAAATAACTGGTCTTTTGTACTTATGCATAAGCTCATTGGCAACCAAACCAGTTAAATTAGGGTCTAATATACCTGTACAGTTTACCATAAGTACCTTATTTTGTAACAAGTTCTTTTCTACGATTCTTGCCTCAATTATTTCTACTCCCTTTTGCTTCTCCCTGTCCTGTTTAGCCTTAATATTAACACATGTTCTAGCCATATAGTCAGCTATATGCTGTTGAATTACAGGTGGTTTTGGGTCTCCTTTTTTCTTTACTTTTGGTTGATAATCAAAATGAAGATTAGAATTGGCAAAAGCATAAAACATATTAGCTTTATCTTCTTGAGTCCCGAAACGAACACAGGCATTAATCAAAGGAACTATATAAAAAGCAAAACTTGTTGTGTTCGCTTCTCCTTTTATTGAAAAACTTTGCTTTTCAACTAAAGCTTTGATGAAAGGATTCTTAATTTGTTTTAATCCTTTTAAAGTGTAGTATCTAGTCTCTAAACTTCGCATATCCATCATGTCACCAATATTACCTAAAGCTACTAAATCTAAATACTCTTCAGAAAAATTAACTTTTAGCCTCTTGTCTAAAGCCTTACAAAATTTATATGTAATTCCAACCCCACTAAAATCTTTGTTTGGATAATCACAAAGTTGATTATTAACCACTATTGCATGTTCTGAGTATTTTTCACATTGATGGTGGTCTAAAACTATTACATCAATTCCTTTGTCAGCTAAAATTTTATGTTCTTTAAAATCACTGCTTGAAGAGTCTGGACAAATTACTAGTTTTACATCATCGTTAATATTTTTTAAGGCTTCTTCTGATAATCCATGTTCTTTGCCGCTATGTACATAAAACTGGATTTTTATTTCAGGTTTCAATCTTTTTAAGTAATTATACATAAGAGCAGAACTTGCATAGCCGTCAGCATCGCAATCTACCAAAATAAAAACTACGCTATCCTTTTCTAGATGTTGTATTAGACAATTCGTAGCCTCTTTAATATTTTTTAATAATGAATAATCATTTATTACATCTTCATTTAGATTTAAAAATAATTGCGAATTTTCTACGCCTCTATTACTTAATACACATTCAACAGGATTTATTAAGTAGTCATTACAACCTTTTAAAACATATCTCATTGATTTTCCCTCTTTTCTTTTTTTTAATTACCTACTACTCATTACGTTTAAAAACGATGTATAATTTTGATATTTTCTACTTAGATAAACTTCACTATCTTTATATAAATAATTTAATATTTTTAAACATTATTGAGTTCCAGAAATTTTTAGTTGTTTGCAAACATCATCTCTGTCGTCATGTCTCCTACTTAATTTTAAATTAGTAACTATTAACTGTTTTTCCATAAAATGGTTTTTTATAAATTCTAGTAATGTTTCATACGTAGTTATGCCCAAGCTTATTTTTAAACAAGGAGATAATCGATTCTTATCTGTGTGATAGTAGTATGAAAATCCTCCCTCTGCATCAAAGATACCTCTGATTAAATCTCTGTAAAATTTTTCTGGTACTTGTTTTATTAATTTTTCTGTTTCAAACCTATGAGGAATCAATCCAATGTTTTCATAGAGATTCTTGGCAAAATAATTGTTAGATATATATAATCTGCAATTTGTATGTTCTTTCCCGAATCCTATGAATTTATAATATTTGATTTCATGGTTCGAGTTCATACACGTTTTTAACTTTTCTAAGTGATTAACATCTTGTTGTGATAATTCAAGTTTGAATTCATAAGTTATACTGGTTTTTCTTTGTCTTTTGCAAACATAGGCATCGCACCAAATAAATCCTGTCCAATAAGCTTTCTCAGGAGTATCTATTTCATCAAATATTTTTACATTAAAATCATATTTAGTCATTTCTTTTCCCCTGTTTATTTCTACGATTTTTAAAAATTCCTTTTGTTAATTCCTTTGCTTCTTCCTCTGAGTAAATTTTCAAAGGGGTCACTTTGCAGTTGTTTTCAATTTTTTCTGACTCTCTAACAAGATACTCAAAAACTTCTTTCCCTCTGTCGCACGGAGAGTCTTTGCATTGTAAAAGTTCATCATTATCTAAAACTAAATAAACTTTTTTAAATTGACAAACAGAGTGAACGGCTTTTATCAGTTTCATTCCATATCTCTGTTTTTGCTCGTTATCATCATCTGTGTATTCTTTGTCGTAACATAGGTAAATTTTTTCTACTCCCAAATCTTCTAAAATCTTAAGTTGTGTAGGACTAATTGAACTACCTCCAGAAGCAACTGCATCACAATCATTCCCATACCATTCATACAACTTCATCACAGATTTTTCTGATTCAAATATTTTTACTGTCTTTCTTCTTTTTATGGCTTCTTTAGTTATGTTTAACCCATACCAGTTTAATCTTGTTGAATGAGAGTATTCAATTTTATTAACCCTTACAGGCATATATTTCTTTCCTGCTTGTACGTCTTCTTCTAAAAGTGCTCTTCCTCTTATTCCTACTAAATTTCCATCTATATCAAAATGAGGTATTATTATTCTGTCTTCTTTTGAATAATAACTTATATCAAATGTTTTCATTGTTTCTTCGCTTATTCCCTCGTTTATCCATAATTCATGAGGTTTGTTTATAAATACGTTCAAAACATTTTTTGAGTAATTGGTTAATTTTAAATCCTGTTTTGTATTTTCTTCTCCGAAGTTCTTCCATAAATCTAATCTACATCTAGTTTCAGTTTCTTTGTTATAATCCTTCGTTAGCCATTTACCTGACACGTTTGCTACATATTTTATTACTTCAGGGAACTTATTATTTTCCCATTTTTTAACTTTTAAGACTAATGCGTAAATATCAAAACTGGTTTGACAGCCACTGTAGCAATGAAACATTTTACTATCATCATAATAATAAAGTTTATGCTTATTCCCTCCATGGCAAATAGTCCTATATACCATGTTGCCTTCTCTATCACGCTGGGGGTCGCCAGCACCTAAGTCTAATAAAATTTTTGTTATATCCTCTTCTGTTAATGATTCCCTAATTTTCTCTTTGTCTAGCATACTAATAGTCCTCTAATTCTTCTTCTTCCTTTTGCTCTTCTGCTTCATAAATCGTATCAGGTTCATCAGAAGATAATTCTAATTTTTCTATGTTTTCTACACTGTATCTTACTATATCAATAGGTTCATAGTTATTATTAGTGACTATAATTTCCTCTATTCGCATATTCCCTAAGTCTGCACAGAGCCAAACTCTCACTTTGTCATACTTTCCTCTTCTGTTTTTGTACACGTGATAAACCAGATTAGGCATTTTGAACACCTTAAATCTATTTGTTAACACTTTTCTAATCTTGTCAAGGTCATAAGGAGTAGGCTGTTGAATTATATACCCAAGGTCAATTTTATCGCCTATACTTTTAGCCCCTCTCAGTACGTTTGTATCAAGAATTTTTGAGTTCTTCATGTCTCCATTGACTTGAGTTGCTGTAAAAATAAAGATATTGAGTTCATTGCATAACGATTTTAATTTATCAATAAACATCAATAGAATGTTATCTTCTCTTAACTTCATTCCACTGCTTTGTTTTACCATCTGATTCATTAACTTCATACTAGTGTGAATATAATCAAAAAATACATATCTTATATTGTCTTTGCTATAAACATATTTTTGAACAGTCTGTTCAATGTCTGTTATATCAAAATCAGATAATTGCTCTAACCACAATGGACTTTTATTTATTACTTTAATCGCTTCATTAATTCTTGCTTGTTCTTCCTCGGTATAAATACCATCCAAAATTTTAGTTTCGGAAACACCTGAGACAAAAGCTACTAACATTGTTTGTATTTCATCTAATGATAACTCTGTTGTTATAAATAAAGTGCTTTCTGGTATTCCATTCTGAACCCAACAGTTTAAATTTGAATCCCAAAGTGTACCACAAGCTATAAACGCCGCATCAGCAACGGCTAACCTTGATTTTCCAGACCCTGTTCCTCCTGACCGCAAAAACAGTTTACCAATTCTAGCTCCTCTCGCTATAGCAGTAATGTAATCTCCGTATAAAGGAGTTCCCAATTCTGGGGCTTTGGTAAAACTTTCAATTAATGTTTCTAATTTTTCTCCAGCTTTAAGTTTAGTACTTTTGTGAGTTTTTATATAATTACTCTTTAAAGTGTTGACATCATTTTCTATTAGTCTTATCATGTCGTTTATCGTCATACTATTAAATTTTTCGTTCATTTCATCACTTAGGTCGTCTTCTCTGTCTATAATCTCTTTAGAATAAATACTGGAAATATCTATTCCCAAAATTCTAGCCTCTCTCAAAAAGCTGAATTTTTTAATACGATTATAATAAATTTCAAAGTTGTCAGCGCACTTTACTATTTTATTTATGAGTTCTTTTCCACCGTTGTCTATGTAGATTTTGTGCTGTTTAGGGTAAGGGTTCAAATATAAATCAATCTGATTTCCGTCTATTGTTTCAGCTTTTTCTTTTATCAAATTAGATATAGCCCCAAACAGTATCCTATCAAGAGCACCTAAAAAATCACTTAGCGTTAAATCACTATATTTTGGATTGCGAAATAGTGTATGGTCTTTTATTAACCCGCCTAAAACCATTCCCACTGCAATTTCGTCATAGTATTCTTCTTTCCAATTTTCCAAAACGTTTCCCTCTTTTCTGTATTTCTCTAGTCATCAACATCGATAGCACTTATGTCTATAAGTTCTGGTTTTGGTTTAGACTTGGATTTAAATTTTACTTCAATCCATTTTTCTCCATAGTGGTCAAAATCAAAATCTTTTATATTCTTTTCTCTGGTTAAGTCTGCTTTTAAGTCATCTCTAGCTTCGTTATAATAATATGGTACTATATTTATAGCCCTTTCTATGTCCTCCGTAGGGAACTCATTGCCTAAAACATCATAGTAATACTTAAGTGTATATAAAATACCAATGTGAGTTATTTTACATCTTGCGTCAGGGTATTCAGTATCACAAAGCCTTTGTATATACTTAGCAACTTTACTCCAACAATTAGGGTTATAAGCATCCATTGCTTCTAATTTTTCTTTTATGTAATCAGTTAATTTCCTAAAGTCTGAAAATTCTACGTCCGTTTTACATTCTTTGTGATATAACAGTTTGTTGCGGGTAATAAAATCTTTACCTATGATTTCATTACCGCAACCAGAGCACTTTTTAATCTTTTTCATGAAGTCTTCCCCCTGAAAACTATTTTTTACTTTGTTTTCTTTTTAGTTGTTTTTTCAGTTTTCACTTCTACGGGAACTTCTTTTGGTTCTTCTTCTTGTTGTACTTCTGCTTCTTCACTAATAAGATTTTGTAGGTCGTTAAGTATCAATTCTAATTGCTGAATTTGCCCTTTGTGTGCCTCTTTAACCTTTCCATCTTGCCCAAGGTAATTATTCACCACTTCTTGATACTCTTCCATTCTACCAGCTTTATTTAAGTTGGAAGCAATCTTTTTAATGTCATTTACTATATCTTCAAAAGGTCTTTCTTCTACTGTTGTAGTTTCTTGTTGAGTTTTAAAACTGACTGTTTTTATTCCTTCTATCTCTTGTTGCTTTTGCACAGCCTCATAAATAGCTGATTCAAGATTTTCAGCAGTGAACTCTTCAATCCATTCAGCAAGGTAGTCAAAACGTGACCCAGCCTTATACTCTAATGTGTTTGTAAAATATGCAGAACTTGGTATCTCTTTACCGTTTTCATCAATACCATTAGGTTTTAAATAGGCAATAATATCCACCAAGTCACAGATAGGGTCTACTGCTCTCTTGTCTCCTCTAGGATACTTCTTAACGTAGGTTTCTCCTGTTATAGCATCTGTAATTTCTCTTTCAGTTTCGTGTGCAATAAAGTATACCGTATACCCTGCACTAGTGAGCAAATTTATTTGCTTCCAAAACTCAGAACCTACTTCTCGCCACAATCCGTACCCCTGATTTCCGTCCTTTACTCTCATAACGCCATATTGAGCACATATATAATCCTCACACTTCATATAAGCGGCTTCAAGAGTATCAAAAATCAAAGTCTGATAATTTTCCTTGGCTTTTGCTAAAGTTGATTGATTTGTTAAGCTTTTATTTATTTTTACGAAATCTGACCATTTCTGAATTGGTAAAAAAGGTACACCTGCTATACCATTTAGTCCATTTTCAAATGGGAAGTAAAATGGTTTTTTGAGTCTGGTAGCCTGTTTCGTTTTCCCCAAACGGTTGTCTCCATAGACAAGAATGGTTTTGCCATCCATATCGTGTGAAACTACGCTTATTTGCGGGTTAAAGATGTCAAACATTTTAATTTCCTCCTCCAATTAATTTGAGTTTGAATATAATAGTGGTAGAATGAACATACCACTATTATATTTTTATTAATCATTTACTTCTAGAAAGGTAATTCCTCTTCTTCGTCCTCTGCATCGGCTGGCTTGGAAACAAGAGCAGACTTCTGAGCAGGTTTGGCTTGAGTAGCAGGTTTGGCACTCGTAACAGGCTTAGAAGCAGTCTTTGCTCCAGCACTTCCTTTTCCTACAACCCCTTTAGACCCTTTCCCACTTTCCTTGTCTTCTGATTTCTTTTTTAAACCTTGTAAGTAAATTTCTCTGGCGGCACTAGCGGCTTTAATTTCGTCCTTGGTGTATTTTTTTAAGTTGTCCTCGTCATAAGGTAGTTCCATAGATGTTATTTCAAATTCTCTTACTGTAGTTTTTTTGATAGTTTTGACTGGCTTACCAACATGGACTTTTTCTTCGATTTCTTGAGTCATTACTGTATTAACTACTTCCCCGTAAACTTTGAGTGTATCTCCCTTAGAAACAGAAGAATCTAAGAAAGATATGATATCATTGTCACTTACTACAAAAGTAAAAGGAATTATCTTACCTCCATACATAGGAATCAAAGCTTTCAAAAATACTCTTCCTGTAGCTTCATCATCTTTGATTTCTTCAACTATACTGTGAAGATAAAATTCCACTCTAAATTCTGCTCTTGGGTTAAATATATCACTTGGGTTTATTTTCTTAATGAAGTTAGAACTTACCTTGTTAAAAGCTCTTAGCTGGTCTTTTTGATAGTATTCCTCTAAACCGATTTTGCCACTGGTTATAGAAATTTTATCAGCTTCATCTTCATCTTGGACATTAGCTATTCCAACCAATTCCATAGCTTCTTCTATTTTTTTGTAACTTCCGTTTTCACTTTTGTCAGCTTTATACTTGGATACTAGGAACTTAACAGGATGAAAAGAGAATTCACCAGTCTTTATAACTAAATCCCCTCTTATCCCCTCTCCGTTGTCACTGCTGAATTTTTCTAAGTTGTTCTCTGCTAGGATACCCTCAATAACAACATTATTCTCGGCTTCTCTGATTGTGGTTTCATTTTTTACGTTCGCCATTTTTAATTTCCTCCTATTTTTATTATTATTTTTATTAAATACCAGTTATTAATTGTTTTAAATATTCTTCTGCTTCTTTTGTATTTTCAAACACAATATTTGCACACTGAAGTACGAAACAATGATTGTGGATATTTGTTGATTCCATAACTACTATTGTATGCTTGTTATAAGCTTTAGCAAAAGCTAATTCCATACAGCATCCAATTGAAACAGTAGTAGCTCCAATTAAGTTTACATACACAACATCTGACTGATGTACCATCCAATGGTCTCTTCCTAGTATAGCTTTATCAGCTAATATAGGGTCAATATCATACCCATGCGCTTTAAGTTTTACCTCGGTTACGTTTTCCATCCTTTCTTTTCCAGTCATAGGACACAACACCTTGTAACCAGAAGTTTTAAGAAAATGGACGGTATCTCTATAGTAATCCATCACCTCTTTGTAAGTTAACCCTGACATTGGTCTTGCGCAGTAAATCTTCATACATCTTCCTTTCCTTCATCTTGGCTTACGTCAATTCCAGAACTGACACTTAACGACTCAATTCCAATAAATTCAAACTTTTTGATACTATAATTTTGTTTATAAAAAGCCATTGCCTCATTTGGGTCATTTGTATTGATAGTGAAACTTTTTGTAACAGGATTGAGTTTTTTAAGTTCTCTATAAGTAATCCTAAATCCACTATTTACTTTTTCCCTGACTTCTTTTGAAACATCTTCAAACTTTTTCATTCTTTTTTCTTCCCTTCTTTTTGTTCGTTATTTTAAATTTTTGATAAATTTCATCAATACATACTGCTATTTCATTCAAATCTGTATAAGTATTGTTATCTATGATGTAATCCACATTTTTTTCAACACCTTTAAAAGCCGTTCTATCATTTCTAATTCTACTAAAAACCTTCTTTAAATCATCGCCTCTATCTGACATCCTTATGTATCTTGTCAACTCAGGTGAGCTTAAATAAAAAGACAAGATGTTTAAATTTTTAATATTCTGTAATTGTAGTAAGCCTTGCGACTCTACAACTAATACTTTATTAACACCGCAATCCTCTTTTGCAGTTCCATATAAGTTTTCGTTGTATTCGGCAAACTCTACAAAAAATCCACTGTCAACAAGCTGTTCAAATTCATTGCGAGTTATAAAATGATAACTTTCGTGGTTTATTTCTTCCAACCTTGGGTCTCTTGTTGTATAACTAATAATTCTCTCATAGTTATATTCGTTACAAAGTATATTTTCCACTGAAGTTTTTCCTGACCCACTCTCTCCAATCAAGACAATCATATTACCATACCTTCTTCCTAATGAGTTCTTAAGTAATTTATGAATATGTCAACATTTGACTCAAAATCAACTAAAGATGAATTATTGCTAATTAACAAATCGTACTCGCAATCATAAACACCTGCGTCAGCACTGTTTGTTTCAATCTGTTCTATGTTACTGTTAACAACTAAAACAGTTAAAATATCAGGAAAAACATTCTTAATTTTTTGCATTTCTTCATCTTCTCGTATGTGCAAAAAAAGGATTTCTTTTGTGTCATCTCCTAAAAATTGTACTATGGCAGAATGAGCATCTTTTGTAGGTAAGTCTCCATAATTTATTCTAGCTTGCTTGAAAGCTCGAAGTAGTTGCCTACCATTTTCATCTTTGACTCCGTCCCAACCCGCAAGCAAAGCTAAAGCCTTTTCTTTCCCAACTGAATCAAACTCGGACACTTCACAGTACTCTTTGCAAAAGTCTATTAGGGTGTTCTTCCCTACTCCCGCAGACCCATTAACAATTATAACTTTTTTCATAATTTACCTCTTTCTTCAAGTTGGTTTTTATAATTAAATATATTTTTATCATAGTCTGTTCTAATTTTATGTTTTTGCTTTATGTACTTACCAAAACTTACTTCTCCCATACGGTAACTATTTAAAACATAGTAAACAAGATTTTCCTCGCTTACTTTAGTTCTCCAGTATTCTCTGTAAAAGTTAAGTCCTTCAATACAAGCGCAAATTGCATGTTTAGGGTTAAAAGGATTGAATTTTTCATTAAATCCTGATAACTGAGCATACCACAACATATTTTTCTTGTTATTGTTTATTTGAGCCAATCCTAAATCCTTACTTCCGTTTGTATTAAGGCTAACAAGTTTTACATCAAACCCTTCACTCTCTAAATAAAGTAATCCCAGTATCATTTCATAATCCCAATTTGACTCCTTGCATTTTTGCCATAAGAATTCCTGTAAATCTATTGGTAGTTTAATGTTATAGATTGGCATTTGGTTTAGTGATAAACTACTAACGACTGAAACTGACGGAGTTAAAATTTTTGTGCCTTCTATTTCATTTTGTTTATTCCCTTCATTTTGCACGTTCAAAAGTAGAATAAAAAAAATAAAAATTGATAAAACATAGTGTTTAACTCCCATTTAATTTCCTCATTTCTTTTTATGAATATTTTATAAAATATTCAATTAATTTCTTTCACCAAAAAATTTTTAATAGCTCCTATTCCAAATTTATTTATTTTTTCAGTGATTTCTTCTTGTGAATTAAACTTTGTAGCTTTTGAAAAGTCAGGAGTCCAACAATATCTTATTCTTTTTTCCGTCTCAATCTCTAAATACACTTCTTCGTTATAAAAATTCAGTTTATAAACTATTAGCATTTTTTATTCCTCCTGTGCCATATGTATAATTACATTCTAAGTAAAGTAATTTCTATCAGTTTTTCTACGGTTATGTCTCCCATGTTATCCAAGTCAATGTCTTGGTCAAGAAATATGTCGTACTCTATCTCAATATCAGCGACGAGAGTACAGATGTCTATACTGTCCAATCCTATTTCTGAGAAAGTGTCTGTTAATTCAAAATCGTCTTCCTCTATCATTGCTAAGTTTGCCACTAACTCTATTATCTTGTTTTTTACTGCTTGGTCTCCCATATTCATACCCCTTTTGTTTTTATTTTTTTATGAACCACTCTACATCTTTATTATACAACATTCTCATATTTATGTCAATTACTTTTTATAAGTATTTTACTTAGCTGTGTAAAAATAATCTGGTAGTAAATGCTCGCACTCTTGTTCATACTCTTGTGTGCTTCCAGAAGCATGGATAAGATTTCTGAACCCGTCAGAGCCAAAATCACCTCTAATAGTTCCTGCTTCGGCGTTCCTTGTGCTTCCTATCATTTTTCTTACTTTGTTTACTACGTCTGCTCCTTCAAGAACCATAATTAACACATAATCAGATGTTATAAATTTTACCATATCTTCAAAAAAGTCTAAACGAGAGACGTGACTATAGTGCTCCCTTACTTGTTCTTCGGTTAATTTTGTAAATTTAGCGTATTTAGGAGTAAGACCTGTCGCAAGCAATCTAATTATTATCTTATGACCAACGTTCTTTTCTACTGAATCTGGTTTTAAAAAAATTAAAGTTTCTTCAATCATTTTGTTCCCTCCTGTTTTTCATAATTTTGTTCCAGTGTTTAAGACTAATCTGGTATCTTCTCATGGCTCTGTAATTAACAATTAAAAAAATAACCATATAGATTTTTTGCCACCACGTCAAAGCGAAATCTGCGCAATACATTTTATAAAACTGTCGAATATTCATTACACCAACTCATTTCCAACTTACAAATTTTATTTTTTAATCAAGCCATTCTAACGAGTATTTTTGCAAAATCTTGCACAATATTTCCATGTCTCGCTTTCTTCTTGAATTTGCATACTCATACGCTCTTTTTTTAGCATTACTAGCCTCTTCACTTTCTTCGAATGAAATCCTCTTAAATTTACTATTGGACTCTCCATATGTAACTTTCATTTTCCCGTATCTCTCTTCTATGGAGTCATAAAGTTTCCATAAATATTCATCTTCGGAAATTCTAAAACATAATTTTTTAGCCAGTCTTATTTGTTTTACATACTTTTCATTTTCTAATCCACTGTCTTCGTACATAAAACTTTTTTCCATGTTATTTAGTTTAAAAAATAAAATGGAGTATATAGAAAAGTAATTCCAATCTACATCACCCCAAATTATAGGTAACCATTTAACAATATTTTTTGTACCAGTTTTAATGTGATAAATAAACATTTCTATTGTATATATTCGAATTTTGTAATAATAATACAGATTACCAAAAAAGGTATTAAAACTTAAAGACTCATAACCGTTTGCCTTTTCTTTGAATTTGGTAAAGTCATATGCAAATGTACTAATCAATAATACTAAAATCAAAAATGATAAACAACTCATTGTAAACCCCCTGTTAATCTTCTAAAGACTTAATAACATCTTTTGTGATTATATACTCTGTAAAACCCATAGATGGTAACTCGTAAAGTAATTCCTCTAAGGCTTTATTCATGTAAGTTTTCAGTCCTCTTGCCCCAATCTTCTCTTGGACTGCTTTTTTAGCAATGATTTCTAAAACCTGTTGGTCAAACCTTATTGAAATACCTGAGTGTTCAAATAATTGTATATACTGTTGTACTAAACAGTTATTAGGCTCTGACAGAATTCTTATTAAATCTTCTTGAGTAAGGTCATTTAAAGCCGTTATTATAGGAAATCTTCCAACAAATTCAGGGATGAATCCAAACGATATTAGGTCATCTGATTTTGCCCTATGTAAAATATCACTCGAAATTTCTAAGTTTTTACTACTAACTTTACCAAAGCCCAGTCCAATATTTGAACTATTTACTCTTTTATTAATAACTTCTTTCAGCCCGTTGAAACTACCATTGGCTACAAAAAGTATATTTTTTGTGTCTAACGTATATCTCTTTCTGTCTAAATCAACTGAGACTATAGTACCCTCTGCTATTTTAAGAAGGCACTGCTGAACTCTCGTACTGTTCATGTCGCTATTAGAATCGCTATTTTTAGTTAATTTATCTACTTCGTCTAAGACTATAATAGCATTTTGTGCTTTTTCAATGTCAAAATTGGCTAGTGTTATTAAGTCCCCTAGTGCTTCTTCTGCGTTAGTGCCTTTATAACCACTTGCTGTAAAATTTCCCGCATTTGTTATTAAAAGAGGAACATCTAGCATCTTTGCAACTATTTCCCATAAATAAGTCTTCCCCGTCCCAGTAGAACCAATCATAAAAATGTTGTTCTTTGGAATGTCTGTAACAGACCTATTATTAATTCTCAAGTAATGATTGTAAACAGCTACAGCTACAGCTTTTTTTGCATTCTCCTGCCCTATAACAAAGCGGTCAAAAAGTGAAGTTATTTCCCTTGGCGTGAAGAGTGTTTTACTATGACTAGCTTCTTTAGTGGGTACTAATTCTTGATTATCTTGAACGTTACCACAATTTTCACATTCACATTCACCGTCGTCGCAATCAAGACTGTTATCTTCTTCGTATGAAGTAGTCATCAAATCTACTATTATTTCCTCAGTAAACCCATTTTTCCCTACCTCCATATTGTTTGTTCTACAATATGTAAAAAAGCAATTTTCACAAGTAAAGTATTGTCCAAATAGATAGTGTCCTGCCATGTCTCCGTTTTTTTTCTGAGAAATATACTTTTTACAAAATATGCACTGTTCTTTCATAGAATATCCCCATTTCATTTTAATGTTTACTTACATTGATATTACATAGTCTATTTTAAGAGACTCCGCCTCACTTTCAGAGATTGAATAGTGGGAACTATCTCTCCACGTCCCATTTTCCTTAAGTTTGTCATTCTTTAAATGTCCTTCATACTTCATGCCGCATCTTTCCATTACCTTGTAAGAATTTATGTTATTAGGGTCACAGGTTGTTACAACCCTGTGTGCCTTATACTCTTCAAAAAGAAGTTTTATTAAAACCTTGGCTATCTCTGTCGCATAGCCTTTACCCCAATACTCAGGAAGTAAATAGTACCCTAGCGACCCTATTATTTCAGAAATGCCATAAGTACCAATCTCTTGCGTTCTAAAGCTACATATACCTAAGAACTCTCCTGTTAAAGCATCTACTATTTTTAATTCCTGATATGTTAAATAGCCCTCATGTCTTTTGTACAAATCTTGTATGTGGCTTTTAGTAGCTTGTAATGTCTCATGCCTATTCCATATTGCGTATTTTGCCACTTCTTCATTACTAAATAGACGAAACAAATCATTTACGTCAGTACCATCATCTGTTAATCTAAGTAGTATTAACCTATCAGTCTTTATTATCATAATCTACTCCTTTCATTCCTTTTTATTCGTAATTTACTCTCTGGAAGTCTATTCTTTGCTTCCAGTAGTTTTTAAATATTTATCCTGCCACCATTTCTTCTTATATTCTTTAATTTTTTGCTTGTTTTCTTCGTAGTATTCGCTTTCATATTTCGCTAAATATTCTTTTCTTTCTTTTTTATATTTTTCACCAATTTTCTCTTTACATGACAAGCACTTGTTTGAAATTTTTAACGTGCTTCTTGAGTCTTCTGGAAATTCTGTCAGAGGTTTTTCTTCGTTGCATTCTTTGCACTTATAACCTTTAACTACTTCTCCTTCGTCGTTTTTAACCATTATGCAGTTCATTATTTTAGGTCGTAACGTACCATACTTCATCAAGTTAGTTTCTCTTGTTTTTTTTGTTTTACAATCTTTATCTCCGCAACAGTCTTTTTTAACTGACTCTTTGTTTATGACTCTATAATAGTCGTAAGCTGTTGTGGTGTATATTTTTTCGCAATAATCACATCTTACCTTAAACGTTACTTCCCGTGAAGTTGTTGGGACATCATTTAGGTCTACGTAGAAATATGCGGTGTCACCTTTCCATTTAGGAGAGTATCCTTTACTCTTGTAAACACTTATCAATCTCTTTTTTGAATCACCGTTTAAAACTAGTTCTGCTTTCTGGTCTATAATTAACATTTTAACCCCTCCCTTAAATATAGTATATCATATTAGCAGGAGTTTGTCAACTATGTTTGTTTATAATTTAGGATAAATACTCCAATCTTTCGTTCTGTCCATTGTTATTATTCTATTCACATTGTTTATTGTTGCATTTATTTCAATAGTGCCTCCCCATAAATCAATTAAATGCTTCAAAGTCTCAACCAAATAATTTAATTCTAATTCACCATCTTCATTCCTATGACTTAAAATTAAAGAACCTACGCCCCCGCTTTTACTTTTAATATTATCTACAGTAATTACAGGCATTTTTTGACATCCCACAGAAGAGGCTAACATATTTCTGACCTTTCTCCATCCGTCGTCATCTGAAAGTTCGGTGACTGTAAAAGTATCCTTACTGTAATCTTCACGAGTATAGCGGTCGTGGTCATATGAGATTAAATTCATTTCTTTGCACAGTTCAAAATTTAAATATTTTCTTATGAAGGACGAATCTCTTTCCATTTCACGAACTTCGAACATTTTTTCTCTACCTAGGTTATTGTCTATCCATTCAAAAATCTTAAATCCTATGTAATAAGGGTTCAAACTCTTTGCATGAGGTCTTATAACTTGATTGTGTCTTTTTAGAAACTCAATATACAGCCCTTGATATTCAGAAGAACTACCAAGAAGCTCACTTAAAATTTTATAGTGCCAGTAACTCGCCCAACCCTCATTCATTATCTTTGTTTCGATTTGAGGAATAAAATAAAGTGTTTCTTCTCTAACAATATTAAGTATATCTTTTTCCCAGTCCTCTAGCTTTGAAAAGTTTATCATGAACTGCATTAAATCTTCTTGTGGTTCTACTATTGTCTGTTCTAAACTGCACTCAAGTAAAACTCTGTTAAAATCAAAATCTGTTTTGGGTTTTATTAATGAGTACGGGTCTTTTTTATTGACTCTATCTCTTATATTTTGCTTCAGCTCTCTCGTTGTCAACGTCTTTTCTCCTATTGTTCTGTTAACTTGATATTGAATGGCGTGAGCAGAGTCTAATATTTTTTCAACTTTTTTGTATCCATAAGTATCAATGTAATTTCTTATTCTGTTTGCATGACTCTTAAAGTTTTCCAATGTATAACTTGCATCAGTTCCTTCTACAAACATTCTATTGTTTTTGAAAAAATCATTGTGACCGTACACATGAGCAATTGTCAGTATTTGCAATAATAGTGTGTTATCAACCATTAAGTAAGCTAGACATGGATTGCTATTTATAACCATTTCATATGGCAGTCCAGTCATATTGTATTTATACATCGTTTTAGTTTTGTCAAATGCTTTCCCGAATGACCAATGAGGATAATGCGAGGGCATCCCATGATAACTCATATATGCCAACATGTCATCTTGGTCGCAAACCTCAAACTCTTGTTGATAGTAGTTTAGCCCAAACTTTTGGGCTATTTCCTCGATTTTTTCGTTCCAAGTTATCAAGTCCTTCATTGAAAATTCAGTCATTGACATAATATAAAACCTCAATCCTCTTTAGATTTATCACTGTTTTTTTCTAAAACATTTTTAACTGCTGGGACTACGTCTTCTTTTTTTGTAATTGAAACTGAAACAAAGTTGTCTTCATTTCCAAAGCTTTTCTTAAGTTCTGTTTTAAAGGAGTCAGTGTTATTACCTCCAATATTCCAATAGTTCTCTTCGGTAGGAATTATTTCTACGTATCCAAATAAATTACATAGTCCTAGTAAAGTTTTTGTTGCCTCTTTTGCTTTTGCATTGTCATTTGCCCAGTTATCTGAATCTGTGCAGTGGAAAGCATATGTATTCCAAATCTCAGGATTATATCTCTCTTTGATTATCTCGATAGCTTTTTCATATCCACTACTAATAAAAGTTCCGCCCGACTCCATTCGAGAAAAGAAATCAGTTTCATTAACCTCTTTTGCTATTGTTGTATGTGCCACAAATACAATTTGTATGTTTGAATAGTTTAATTTTAAAAATTGGTACAAAAGGAAATAAAAACTCCTCGCTAAATATTTTTTGCTAGCATCCATAGAGCCAGAAACGTCCATAATGCAAATTATGACTGCATTATATCTTTTTTCCGTATCTTCTTTAACTCTGTGATATCTAAGGTCTTGTTCCATGAACGGAATTCTTTCGGGAATTTCGTCTTCTTTACCTTCCTCTATATATGTTTTCCGTACTCCCTGAACCCTTTTTATTTTTTCTATTACCGATTTTTTCTTTGCTAGTTGAGGAGCAATACCTTTTCTTTTGTACCCCAATCTTCTGCTGTTGCAAAGCTCCTCTATATCTGCAATTTTCTTTTTATCTAAATCTGGAAGTTTCAAATCTTCTAAAAGATATTGAATCAACTCTTCCATTGTGATTTCAGTTTCATAAACTTCGTCGCCTTCTTCTTCTCCTGCCTTACCTTGTTCTCCTTTTTTGTTTTCCTGAGAACCGTGGTCTCCTCGCTTTTCCTCTCCCGTTCCAGAGGTTACGTTTCCTTTGTTACTTCCATGAATAAATCTATATTCCTTTAAAGATTTAACAGGGATTCTTACTTTTTTATCCTTGTTTTGTCCTATAATACTTTCATCAGCTATTATATCTTTAATATTTTCTTTAATAGATTTCTCTATTAACTCTTTATGTCTTTGAACATCTTCTGCCGCCCTTTTCCCCTTTTTACTATCATAACTTTTGAATATAGCCATCTTAAACCACCTCTTCTATCTTATTCAACCATGCAAATTCTCCAAATAGTTCCTTGGCTTTTTCATTATAAGCTTCTGCGGCTTCTAATTCGGAATCAAATAACCCAATGTAAATCTTCTTTTTGTTATAACCTATTTGAGAAATCCATTTCGAATTATCCTTTTTCCAACTTACCCCTTTGTATTTACTTGTATGATTAACAACTGCGATTGAGTTCATACGGTTTTTTTGTCTGTTGCAAATTCTTAGATTGCTAATTCTATTATCTAAGGTATTGTGGTCTTTATGGTCTACGAATATCTTAACGTCTTGTATGTTTAAAATGAATCTATGAAATTGAACGTATTTTTTATTTATAATTGCGTATACATAGTTCCTTACACTAATTCTCCAATTAAAATATTTTATTTTATTAAAGAATTTTTCGTCAAAGTAAAATTTTAATCCGTTGGTGGACACTCCTATCATATAACCATCTTCATGTTTAAAATAAGTGATGAAGGGGCAATCCCCACATGATTTAGTGTGTCCATTTTTTAAATGATTTCTTGAGACTTTGGTTATGTTACCGCAATCGCATTCACACAACCACATATACTTTCCTTTTTCTCCTACATATGAGATAACTTTTAACTTATTAAATTTTTGTCCTGTTAAATCAGTTATTTTTTTACCCATGTTTTTCCTTCTTATATCATAAACTTTTAATAATTTTGTAGAATCTAACCCAACACACAATTCTACTTGCTGTTCCCTACTAATAACAGCTTCCCAATATTTTATTAGTGTTATTCTAGTCCTTCCAAAGATTATTACTTGCGTATGCAAGCAGTGCCTTGGCACATTCAGGGCAGTAACCATTCCTGAACATTTCTTCTAACATAGCGTCAAATTTTTCGCCCTGTTCCTTATCACGCACTCTTGAAGAAGTAATTATCCTGCTCAACTCTTTGACTGAGTTAGTTAACTTTGCTTCGATTGCTTCCTTAAGAGGTTCATAGCAGTCGTATGTTATTGTCTGTCCTTTCCTAGATAGAGAGAACATATAAGAGATTACATCTGCTCTAAAGCCCTTCGCAGCCGTATCCGTTATGCCAATCTGCTCCTCAATTGAACGCAGGAACTTTTCATCAGACTCAAGCTCTTCGCCCGTGTTAACATCCTTAATCTTAGTTTTGTTAACATATGCTTCTGCATGGTCAAGGTAGTTATGGAATAGGCTTACCGCTTGTTCTTTGTACCCAAATATAAATGCTTTTGTTATTTCTTTCTCCAACATTTTATTGAACTCTTTCCTAACATCTGACTGAATGAACTTAAGCAGTTTTTCTTTTTCATCCTCTTTTATAGTGAGTTCTTTTATAGACTTCACAAGAGTTTCCATTATTGCAATTGGGTTAATACATTTATGTTCTGACTCCGAAATTGTTGTATCAATTGCTTTCATTATGAATCTAGTTGAAAGACCTGTCATTCCCTCTCTTGGTGTTTCCTCTTTGAGTTCCAGTACGTCAACTTTTTTAGAACCTCCTGTTTCAACTACTTCTTCCCCGTTGTATATCTTCATCTTTGTTAAACAGCTTACTTTAGTAGAAGGAGCAAGTCTTGACATAACTGCAAGCATAGAAGCAACTTCAATTGTATGAGGAGCTATGTGGGCATCAAACCTACTTTTTCCTAGAATCTTCTTATAAATCTTAACTTCTTCGTCTAATTCCATGCAGTAAGGAATCTCAATTTTTACAATTCTATCTAAAATAGCTTCGTTTGTATGGTCTGCTTTAAACTTGTTCCATTCTGCCTCATTTGAATGTGCCAGTATAACACCATCAAAATAAAGCATAGAACCTTTCCCTGCCGAGGGGATAGCCTTTTCCTGAGTAGCTGTTATCATAGTATGTAAATATTCAGTCTCATTCTTAAAGACCTCAATAAATTCCACAATACCACGATTGCCTACATTAAATGCGCCATTCAGTGAAAGAATTCTAGGGTCATCTTCTGCATATAGGTCAATCTTGGATATATCTACTGAACCTGTCAATACCGAAGTATCCTGATTATTAGGGTCTACAGGTGGAACTACTCCCACGCCTACTCTGTTTGCAATACTAAAGTTGGACATTACTACAGGGAATTTTTCATAATCTCCGTTTAACTCAGTTTTAAGTCTGTAGCGACAAGTTGGACATAATTCACCTTCTATTTTTACACCTAGTTCTTTTTCAAATAGGGGTCTTAAATCAATTGGAATCAAATGTAAGGGTTCTTCGTGCATTGGGCATCCTTCAAGATGGTAGAATGGAAGAGAGTTTTGTAAAGCTCTTTTTAAAGCTTCCATCAAAGAAGATTTCCCAGAGCCAACTCCACCTACAAGATATAGTACCTGTCTTGACTCTTCGCCACCCATAGAGGCTGAATGGAAGAATCTTACTAATTTCATTAAGATTTTATCAATACCAAAGAACTCGTTTTTGAAGAAGTTGTATTTTTTTATGATGTCATTGCCGTAAATTCTTCTAAGCCTAGAATCTTCATCTGTTTTAACAATCTCTACACCTTCTTGGGTTAAAATGTCATACATTCTCTGGTGAGCCAATTTGGTCACGATAGGGTCACCCTTTACGATGTTAGAGTAGTACTCTTCGAAAGTTCC